TAGTGCATGTCCATTGCGATGTCTTCCCAGCGCTGACCATTGATGTATCTTGCATAGAGTACGGCGCGATGCATCGGGTCAGGCATGGCCCCGATGAGGTCCTTGGCTGCATTCCTCATATCAATCAGCTTATCACATTCAGCGTTCACCTTCTCCATATACGATTCAAGCCGGATATATTTATCAGCCGTGTCAGAATTTTTGGAGCCGCTGACATGCTCGGACAAACTGCTGGCCCGGAGTGTCAGGATATCCGCCCGGATTTCATTCAGCTCTTTTTCGGTCTGCTTCAAAATATAATTCTGCCGCCGTACGCGGTTCAAATATTCCTTTGCTGTCATGTCTACCTCCTGATTACCAATTCAATGATACGCAAGCTCCTCTGCGTGCACACGGCCTGATAGCCTGCCTGTGCACATACCAGCTTGATGATCTTGATGACTAAGTCCGCTTTACGGTCATCGGCTTTGATGTTGTCGATGGCCTGCCCTGCTGTCGGGTCCTTGTACCCTTCTTTATTCCTCATACGCTCCCTCCTCGTACAGCATTGATCCTTGCCTTGAGACTGTTCAATACAAAAGCCTGGGCCGCGTCCTTTTTGGTCAGGGCATCGGCTAAGTCCTCATCCCGCGTGCCCTCGCAGATGAGATGATGCACGATTACTGGGTATTCCTGCCCCTGCCGGTGCAGGCGCTTGTTTGCCTGCTGATACAGCTCTAAGGACCAATTCAGGCCAAACCAGATGATATGATGGCCGCCGGCTTGCAGGTTCAGTCCGTAGCCCGTCGACGCGGGATGAGCTAAGAGCAGATCCACATCGCCATTGTTCCAGGCCAGCTCATCGTCGGCGTTTTTGTACACGCGGTATCGCAGTTTCGTTTTCGCCAGGGCCCCCATCAGGCGCTCCCGGTCGTGCTGGAAATTGTAGAATACCAAGGCATGCTGCCCGTTCAGCTTTTCAACCAACTCCATAAAGGCCTCCAGCTTGCAGTCATGGACTACATGCACCTCGTGCTCATCGTCGTAGATAGCGCCGTTGGCCAGCTGTTGGAGCTTGTTCGACAGCGCCGCCGCCGATGTCACGTCGATATCGCCATCCGGCAAAGCAAGGATCATCGTTTTTTCCAGCTCCCGATAGGCCTTTTTCGCTTTCGGCGTCAGCACTACCGGCACATCGTCATAGATGCACGCCGGCAGTTGCAGATAGTCCGACGCTTTCATGCTGATACAGATGTCGGCTATTTTCTTCATGACGGCATCCTGAGCCCCGTCTTTCGGGTCATACTCGTAAATCACATCACGGCTGCGGCGCCCCGGCTCAAAGTAGCGCTCCCGAAAGTGGGTATAATAGCGGCCCAGCCGTTCGCCCCGGTCCAGCAGATACACCTGACTCCACAAGTCCATCAAGCCGTTCGGCGACGGTGTCCCCGTCAGCCCGACGATGCGCCGGATGTGAGGACGAATGGCAGCCAGGGCCTTGAACCGTTTCGCGCTGTGACTCTTGAAAGATGAAAATTCATCGCATACCACCATATCAAATGGCCAGTTGTTCTGGTAGTAGTTGACTAGCCATACGACGTTCTCGCGGTTGATGACATAGACGTCGGCCGGCGTATTCAGCGCCCGGATCCGTTTCGTTTCGCCGCCCAGGACCGTGGAAAAGCGCAAGTGCTTCAAGTTATCCCACTTCTGCGCTTCCCGCTGCCACGTCGCCTCGGCTACTTTCTTAGGCGCGATGACGAGTACGCGGCGGACCAAAAAGCGGCCGTATTTCAACTCATTGACCGCTGTCAGTGTGATAGCTGTCTTACCAAGGCCCATATCGAGAAAAAGGCCGATAGCCGGTTTCTGCAAAATCTGCCGGATACAATACTGCTGGTATGGATGCGGCTTGAATATCATATTGCATCCCTCCTAATCGTTACGGTTTCCATTCTACGCCCAGGCGGATGGAGTGGACGTCTAAATACTCATTGACGGCCGTTTCGCCCCGCAGGACGTAAACGACGCAGTTCATGTGCTGCAAGCGTTTCATCTGTGCCGTCTGTAGCGGCGTCGGCTTATTCGTTTCCGTTTTCAGCTCGACGAATTCGATCTTACCGTCCGGGAAAATGACGATCCGGTCCGGTACGCCCGTATTTCCAGGCGATACCCACTTATAGGCGATACCGCCCATGGCTTTTACGCCGCTGACCAGCTTTCTTTCGATGTTTCTTTCCAGTGCCATTGTCAGGCCTCCCTTGTATAAATTCAATTTTGATACTGCCCGGCTTTTTTGCGGGTGTACCCATTCTATGTAAAAAGTATTTTTTTTTAGAGGATTTGAGGACGCTTATACACGTAATGCATACGTCTATTTTCTCTAATCCCCCTAATACCCCTCTAATTCTTACTTTTTACTATTTATATATAACTTATGGGTACATTGGGTACATATGGTAAATAATGGGATAAGTACGCGGTTTAAGCTGTACCCATAAGCAAATTTAAAGAGGTACTTATGGGTACACCTTAAATGCGTTTTAGTTCTTAAAACTTTATCACGCGTTCTTTATGCTTTTTAAGTCTTGCTCAAATTCGTTTTTAATGGGTACACTTTGGGTACGCCTCTTTTCTGTATATTAATTAGTTTTATTACATTTTTATGATTTCAAACCCCCGCTGCGCGCCGCAGTAGCCATATCGGCGCTTGTCTTTGTTGCGCTTCCATCCCGGCAGGCTGGCCAGAATGTAGTTAATGTCTCGCGAATCGGCCCGCTTCATATTCCGGGGATCCCCGCCAAAGCACTCACACCAGATTTCTAAGGCACATACTTTCGTCCGCCGTGTCGTCGTGTCGCATTGGGCCGTACCCGCCCAGTACATCCGCCGGGCCGCCAGGCTCAGGCTGTCATAATTGTCCGGTATCGGCTTTTCTAAAAAGTCGCGGATCATGCCTTCTTTGACGTTGTCCTCGCGGTGCTGTTCCTGTTCGGCCTTGGCCGCGGCGTCGAGTTCCGGTGTATCCATGTACAGCGGCTCGCCCTGTTTCCAGTAATAGACGGCTTCCGCCCATAGTTGGTCGACTTCCCCGGGCAGTTCGCTCCAGATGTTTTTCGTTGGCGTGCAGATACCGACATCGACGGGCCAAAAGCGGCGGCTCCCCGTCGGGTCCTTTAAAAAGTCATGGTCGTTGCAAGTACCAAAGAAAATGCACTTGCGCGGGAAGCGGCTCGTGTGGCGGCCGTACGGCTGGCGGTATACGTCGTCGCAGCGTGACAGGAATTGCTTGATTTCGTTGTCGTCTGACTTGCTGTAGCCTGTCATTTCGCCGATTTCTACCACCCATATTCCCTGTATCATTTCCGCGGCCTCTTTGCCCCGGAACGATTGCAGGCTGTCGCTGTGCCAGTGCATGCCCATCGTCTTTAGAAACGTTGTCTTGCCGATGCCCTGCGGCCCCGTGAAGACGGGGACATAGTCATACTTGCATCCCGGCATCATGACGCGGGCCACGCCGGCCACGAAAGACTTCCGGGCGACAGCACGGACGTATTTGCTGTCCACGGCGCCCAGATAGTCGTGCAGGACCTTTTCCAGCCGGTGTATGCCGTCCCAGCTGAGGTGCTTGAGGTAGTATTTGACTTCGTTAAAGCGGTGCTGCTCTGACACCAGCATCAGCGCGCCGGCGATTTTGTCGCGGCCTGTGATGCCGTAGCGGTTTTCCAGGTACCACGCAAGGCCGGCGTCGTCGGTATCCTGCCACAGCCGGCGGTCGCTGATGGGATTCCATGGCAGCGCCCCCAGGACAAGGCCACGCGTCGAGAAGTCATCGATGGCGATTTTCATCCGCAGTTCCGGGTCAAAGTTGAGGATCCGGATGATATTGTCCATCGTCTTCTTAGGTCGGCCCGTGTTCTGGTCGTACTCAAGATGAGCGCCGCGCATCCAATCGACGCTGTTATTTGTCAGCGTGATTTCCGGTGTCGTGTCGTCCGCGTCGTCGGGGATCGCGGAAAAGACATCGGACGCGTGCTGCTGCGCGGACGCGTTGAGCTCCGTCATGACGTCCGCGTCCTGCATGGCCAGGTGTTTCATCGCCTGATAGCTCGGCATGCGGTTGACCGGCGTGCCGTCTTTGGCGTTGGCGTCTTCATCTCCGAATAAGTGCAAGCGGACGAGGTCAAACGCGTTGACGAGCTGCTCGCTGCATGGGTCCGTCGCGTGATGGCTGTATAAAAATTTGCCGCCGTCGTAGATGACGGCGCCGGCCATGGTCGAGCCGCCCGTGTAGGTCAGGCGGTCGTCCTTGTCCGTCGGCTCATACGCATTCGGTATAAAGTGCTCGATAGCGCTCATGATGTCGTAGGTCCGGCAAAAGGCCCCTACGACGCCGCCCTTTGTCGTCGGGTCCTGCTGCTTGGCCAGCAGCTCTTTCGGCTTGACTTCCTTGCCTGGGACCTGCGGCCATGTGCGGACGTCGCGCCAGTCGCCGTACTGGGCCAGTATCCCGTCGGCGCTGACGAACGGCTTATCGCCGTACTGGAATGCGTAGGGGCTGTCCGAGCTGCACGACGGCCAATACATCAGCCGTGAC